GATAATTTATTGTTAGTGTACAGTGGAAGAGGTAGAGTTGGAAATGATTTTCTTCAAAAACAATCTGATGCTATGTTAAATGATGATAAATTTAATAAAGTTAGACAGAATAGAGATTTGGCATTTGAAGGAATAAAATATATTTTATCTGGAGATTTAGACTCTTTTGGTGATCTTTTACATCAATCTTGGATAAATAAGAGACAGATTGTAAATGATATAACAGAGGATTATTTGGATAATATTTACAATGTAGCAAAAGAATCTGGTGCTATTGGAGGCAAATTGTTAGGTGCTGGTGGTGGAGGATTCTTTGTATTTTATGTAAAGGAAGATAAGAGAGAGGAAGTTATTCATACTCTTAAAAATAAAACAAATTGTAAGATTTTTCCTTTTAAATTCTATGATGAAGGAACTAAAATTATGAGTTACGAATAGTTCTTGACAATTACAGAAATAAGGAATATAATATCATATGTCAGAAAATAATAACGTAATTCAATTTCCAATAGAAAAGATACAACAAAAAACAGACTATGATGAAAAAATACTTTCATCAAATATTTTAGACATAAAAGTAAATCATATTAATGAAGCTTTAATGATTATACTACCATCATTATTTAATAATATTGATATAGCAGGATTTCCTCCTTCAGAAGCAATTGAAGATAATGATGTAAAAGATATTAATCTAATAGTTGAATCATTAAGATCTTTACTTTGTAAATATTATGATGTAAAACACCCTTTTCAGGATTTAGCAGAGAAGGTTTTTGAAAAAGAAGAAGAAACTGACGAATATGCATTGACTAAAAAATTAGATTTAGAATTTGACACTGATAAAATAGGAGAGGATATAAATATCCAATAAGAATATGATTATTGTTGATACAAGTCAGGTTATGCTTTCTAACTTAATGATGCAAATTGGAAATCATACTAATGCAAAATTAGAAGAAAATATGGTAAGACATATGATTTTGAATTCTTTAAGATCTTATAATATGAAATTTAAGAGTGAATATGGAAAAATGATTTTATGCTGTGACAGTTCAAACTGTTGGAGATATAATCATTTTCCATATTATAAAAGATCTAGAAAGAAAAATAGAGAAAATTCAGAACTAGACTGGAAAACTATTTTTGAGTTCATAAACAGTATAACGGAAGAGATTAAACAATATCTTCCATATAAAGTTCTAAAATGTGAAGGTGCTGAGGCAGATGATATCATCGCAACCTTGGTAAAACAAAATAAGGAAGAAAATATTCTGATTCTTTCAGCAGATAAAGATTTTATTCAGTTACATACTGATAAAGTAAAACAATATGATCCTGTGAGAAAAAGATGGATTTCTAATAAAGATCCTAGAACATATTTACTCGAACATATTTTAAAAGGTGATTCGTCTGATGGCATTCCAAACGTGTTGTCAAGTGATGATACTTTTGTTATAGGTAAAAGACAAAAACCTATGACAAGAAAAAGATTAGATTATTATCTATCACTTGATGATAAATCTATAGAAAAAGAATTAGGTAAAAGATATCAAAGAAATAAAACACTTATAGATTTGAACTATATACCTGATAATATTGTTGAAAAAATTGATGATGAGAAAAATAAAAATCAAACCGATGATAGATCAAAAATGATGAATTATTTTATTGAAAAAAAACTTAAAAATTTAACTGAAAATATTTCTGAATTTTAATGGAGTTATAAATGCAAACCTCTACCTATGAAGTCTTGGAAAAAATTGGTAAACTAAGAAGAACAAAAGAAAAAGTGGATGCACTTAGAGCAAATGACAGTTATGTCATCAGAGTTATTCTACAAGGTGTGTTTGATGAATCAGTAAAATGGTTACTTCCAGAAGGCGATCCGCCGTATACACCTACTGAATTAGTAGACCAAGAAGGTATTCTCATAAATGAAGCAAGAAAAATACTTTACTTTGTAGAAGGATTTCACGATTTGCCTACTGCAAAAAGAGAACAAATGTTTATCGAGCTTTTAGAGCAAGTAGATCCAAAAGATGCGACTCTACTGTGTGCTGTGAAAGAAAAGAAGCTGCCATTTAGGGGCATTACTATTCAACACGTTAAAGAGGCATTTCCAGGAATGATTCAAAATGGGTAGAGTTAAAAATAGATTTAAAGATTTTGATTATGAATATGATGAATATAATGATGATATTTTATTGAAAGAAGAAAAGAAAAAAAGGAGAAAACAAAGGAAAATAAAAACTGCACTGAAGACTAAAAATATACAAGAGCTTATGTCTTATGAGGATGATTACTGATGCCAACATACAGTTTTAAAAATAATTTAACAAATGAAGAGTTTACTGATTTTATGTCTATCTCTGAGTTAGATTCGTTTTTAAAAGAAAATCCTCACATAGTTCAATTAGTCAGTGCTCCTAGTATTGTATCTAGTGTATCAGGAAAGAAACCAGATGCAGGATTTAGGGATTTATTAAAGGACATGAAGAGTAAACATTCTAGGGGGATTTCACGTTCAACCATTAACACTTTCTAGAAGAAGGTAATATATGTCATCAAGAAGAGAAAAAAGAGTACTAAGAAAAGAATTAAAGAAACCATCATTCAACATAAGGACAATAAATCCATTAACTGAAAACCAGCAAGTAGCATTTGATGCTTATGATGACGGTAAAAATCTTATGTTACACGGTATAGCTGGAACTGGTAAAAGTTTTATATCTTTGTATCTTGGACTTGATGAACTATTAAACAACAACTCTAACTATGATAAAATTATTATTATAAGAAGTGTTGTGCCAACAAGAGACATGGGGTTCCTTCCAGGCAATACTAAAGAAAAAGCAAAGGCATATGAATCCCCCTACTATGCCATTTTCACAGAATTGTTTGGAAGGTCTGACGCATACGACTATATGAAAAATAAAAATCAAGTTGAATTTATGACAACTTCATTTATTAGAGGTGTCACATTTAATAATGCTATTATTATAGTCGATGAAATTGCAAACTGTACTTTACACGAACTTGATTCTGTAATTACTAGAATTGGTAAAAATTGTAGAATTATGTTTTGTGGTGATTTTAGACAATCAGATTTCATAAAGAAAGCTGATAGAGGTGGATTACTAGATTTTCTGCGTATTATTCAAAAAATGAAATCATTTGAATTTATTGATTTTGATGAGAATGATATTGTTAGATCTAGTCTTGTGAAAGATTATATTATACAAAAGGACAGACTTAAAATTGCAACGCAAGCTATTTAATCATAATCTTGTTACACCAATTGAACTGACAACTGAGAACATAGATAATAAAAGACACTATGTTTTACCCGATGGGGATAAGCTAAAGTCAGTCACAACAGTCTTGTCGGAGAAATCTGACAAGACTGCTTTGTTTGAATGGAAGAAAAGAGTTGGTGAAGAACAAGCACAAAAAATAACAACACAGGCATCTATTCGTGGAACAGCATTTCATAATATTGCTGAACGATATGTTTTGAATGAAGAAGATTACAAGAAAAAAGAAATGCCTGTCAACATAGATTCTTTTAATCAAATAAAACCAATGCTTGACAAATATGTTGATAATGTATATGGTACAGAGTTGGCTTTATATTCTAAAGTTTTAGGAGCAGCAGGAAGAACAGATTTAGTTGCTGAATATGATGGTGTTCCATCAATTATAGATTATAAAACTTCTCGTAAAATTAAAAAAGAAAAATGGATACAAAACTATTTTTTACAATCAACAATTTATTCTATGATGTTTGAATATCATTATAAAATAAAAATACCACAGATTGTAATATTAATGGCAGTAGACCACGAAAATCCACAGATATTTATAAAACAACGAAAACATTATGTGAATGAAGTTATTAAAACTTTTGTAGGTTGATATGTTTATTGAATCTAAATATGTAGAACTGATATCCCCACAATTGAGAAATTTTAAAAAGACAGATAAAACTGTCTACAACTTTTCTTGTCCTATTTGTGGAGATTCTAAACGAAATAAAAGAAAGGCAAGGGGTTATGTTTATGAGAAAGGTGAATATTATATATTTCACTGTCATAATTGTTCAGTCTCTATGCCATTTGCTAAGTTTTTAAAAGAGATTGATGAAACAGTGTATAAAGAATATTTGTTTGAAAAGTTTCAAAATAAAAAATATCAAACTAATGAAAACATAACCTCTTTTACTCAAAAAATGAAAGCACCAAAGTTTTTAGATTTTGAACCATTGAAAAAACTAAAAAAGGTAAGTTCATTACCAATAACACATCCAATCAAAAAGTATGTAGTGTCTAGAAAGATTCCAAACAATCAACACTTTAAACTTTTTGAATGTCCAAATTTTAAAGGATTTATAAATGAAATAATACCACACAAATTTGCTTGTATAAAAAATGATGAAACTAGATTATTAATACCATTTATATATTCAAACAAGAAAGTTCATGCTCTTCAAGGAAGAAGTATGAAAAATTCTCTGCCTAAGTATATAACCATCATTTTAGATGAAACAGTACCAAAGATTTATGGTTTAGATACAGTTAAGTTCAGTGAAAAAGTTTTTGTGTTTGAAGGTCCTATTGATAGTATGTTTATTGAAAATTCAATAGCAACTGCAGGTGGAGATATTGTATCTGTTCTAGATGGTTATTGTAAAGAAAAGTTAACAGTAGTGTATGACAATGAACCTCGCTCAATAGAAACAATAAAAAAGATTGACAAGGCAATTAAATTGGGTTACAATGTTTGTATATGGCCAGAAAGTATAAAGTACAAGGACGTGAATGATATGGTGATGTCTGGAATGTCATCAGAAGAAATAAGAAACATAATCACTAATAATACTTTTAGTGGTTTAAAAGCAAAATTAACACTAGTTAAATGGAGCAAATTATGAAAACATTTGTTTTAATAGTAGTAATTGGTGGTACAAATATTAATGGATATTTGTCTATTAAAAATTTTAAATCTTATAAAGATTGCACAAGAGTTATTAATTATGTAAAAGATAAAAAAGAAATCAAATTACTTGGTGTAAAATTAAAACCAGAATATATGAGGTGTAAAAAAGTATAATGAGTGAAGTGAAATTGATTGCATATACACAATCAAAAGAGATTGCTGGTATAACATCACAAGATATTATGGCATACTGTGCACGAGTATCAAATCCATCTAATCAAAATAATTCAGAAACAGCAGAAAAACTTTTAAATTATTGTGTTAGAAATAAACATTGGTCTGTTTTTGAGATGTGTAATGTTGTTCTTGAGATAAATACAACTCGTGATATTGCTAGACAGATTCTTCGTCATAGGTCATTTCATTTTCAAGAATTTTCTCAACGATACGCTAATCCAAATGAACTTGGGTTTGAAACAAGAGAATTTCGTCTTCAGGATACTAAAAATAGACAAAATTCTATTGAGGTTGATAAAGACAATGAAATGACTAAATCCTGGAAAATAAAACAAGACCAACTTATTCACGAAACAAAACTTGCTTATAAATGGGCAATAGAAAATGGTATTGCAAAAGAACAAGCTCGTTCTGTTTTACCAGAAGGTCTTACTATGTCTCGTATGTATATGAATGGTACTGTTCGTGATTGGATTCACTATTGTCAACTTCGTAGAGGAAATGGCACACAAAAAGAGCATAGAATTATTGCAGAAGAATGTTGGGTTATTCTTTGTGATTTATATCCATTTTTGAAAAAAATAGAAAATTGAAAGAATTATGATTAATATAGAACGCTTTAATCTTGAAGAATTTTTTGGTTGTGTAGAAACAACTAATACACCTCAAATGAAATCCAATACGTTTAAAACTATTCGTACTTGGTTGCAGGAGAAATCTTTTGCGAAATGGAGTGATGGTCAGTTGGAATATGTTGGTGACATTAAAGACGGAACTGATTTTGTGTCTACTTGTGGAGTGAGTTATGAGATGAAAGGATCTTTGGGATTGTTTAATAAGAATGGATCTACAAAAACAATTATACTTAAAAATTTTTATGGTGAAAATAAAGTTATTAAAAAGACATTTGAATACATGTTTCTTGTAGATACTGCGAATATGTCTATTGGTTTTACTGATTGGAATACTGTTGAAAATCGTGTTTATTTTACTGATAAATCTGCTTTGGCAAAAGTTAAATTTCTTCCTGGAGATTTTGAAATTCTTGCAAAGAATGTAAAACCTATTAAGAAGAATATTACAGTTTCAGAAATTTTTAATCTTTTTCAGGATATTCTCTAATGAAATCTTTAAAGACTCCTCTTCGTTATCCTGGTGGAAAATCTCGTGCTTGCAACAAGATGGATTCACACTTCCCAGATCTTCGTAGTTATAAAGAATTTCGTGAACCATTTATTGGGGGTGGAAGTGTGGCAATTTATATTACTAAGAAGTATCCTAATCTGGACATTTGGGTTAATGATCTTTACGAACCTTTGGTAAACTTCTGGCATCAACTTCAGATGTTTGGGATGGAAATAAAGGATAAACTTATTGATTTAAAAACTTCAAATAATACTCCAGATAAGGCAAGAATTCTTTTTAATAGTTCAAAGATTGTAATTAACGACTATAATAAAAATAATTTGGAAAGAGCAGTTGCTTTTTACATTGTTAATAAATGTAGTTTTAGTGGTCTTACGGAGAGTTCATCATTTTCGGAGCAGGCATCAAATTCTAACTTCAGTCTACGAGGGGTTGGAAAGTTGCCTGCGTATTCTAAATTGATTGAAAATTGGCGTATAACTAATTACTCTTACGATTATCTTATGGATGGTGATACCTCTTGTTTTTTGTATCTTGATCCTCCTTATGATATTAAAGACAATCTCTATGGGAATAAGGGAAAAATGCACAAAGGATTTGATCACGGTAAATTTGCTAGTGATTGTGACTCTTGTTTTATGGATCAAATGATTAGTTATAACTCGGATCAATTAGTCAAAGATCGTTTTACCAATTCTAAGTGGAGAACATTTGATTTTGATCTTACTTATACAATGAGATCTGTTGGTGATTATATGAGAGATCAAAAAAAACGTAAAGAATTATTGTTGATGAACTATGAAAATATATCCATTTTTAGAAACTCTGGAGATGTAAATGAAAACAGCTAAAGGTGTGCTGATAGAACGATACGAGCAATACAAAACTGATTTAGAGCAAGCAAAATTAGATATAGAAAAACAAGAGAAAAAGTTAGAGGAAGCACAAGAATCAAAAATAAGAGTAGAAAAATTACTAAAAGAATTTAAAGAAGCACTAGATAAATTAGATGTAAAAAAGTAGGAGCGGTTTATGGACCTTTATCAACAATATATTCACAAATCACGTTATGCAAGATATCTACCTGAACTAAAAAGAAGAGAACATTGGGATGAAACTGTTGATCGATTTGTGAGTTTTGTTGCTAGTAAAATCAGTAATAATGTTTTGACAACAGAAGTTAGAAATAATATTAAAAATGCTATTGTTGATATGAAAGTAATGCCCTCAATGAGAGCAATGATGACTGCAGGTCTTGCACTTGATAGAGATAACACTGCAGGATACAATTGTTCTTATCTACCAATTGATGATGCAAAAGCTTTTGATGAAGCAATGGTAATTCTTATGAATGGTACAGGTGTAGGATTTTCTGTTGAACGACAATATGTAAATAAACTACCAGAAATTCCTGATGAAATCTATGATACAGATACAACTATCACTGTACGTGATTCAAAAGAAGGTTGGGGTAAAGCACTACGTATGCTTATTGCTCTACTCTATTCTGGTGAATTACCAAAATGGGATCTTTCAAAACTTCGTTCTGCAGGAACAGTTCTAAAAACATTTGGTGGTCGTTCTTCTGGACCAGCACCACTAGATGAATTATTTCATTTTGTTGTAAATGTATTCAATGGTGCAAAAGGTAGAAAACTAACATCTATTGAATGTCACGATATTATGTGTAAAATTGGTGAAGTAGTAGTTGTTGGTGGTGTTCGTCGTTCTGCTATGATTTCACTTTCAAATCTATCTGATGACCGTATGAGAAATGCTAAATCAGGTGCTTGGTGGGAACAAAATGTTCAACGAGCACTTTCAAATAATTCTGCTGTATATACCGAGAAACCAGATGTTCATCAGTTTATGCAAGAATGGTTATCATTATATGAATCTAAATCAGGTGAACGTGGAATCTTCTCACGTGAAGCATCTAAAAATGTTTGTAAGAAAAATGGCAGACGTGACCCTGATCATGATTTTGGAACTAATCCATGTTGTTTGCCTGGAGACACACAATTAAAAACACTTGAATATGGTCTAATAACAATTAAAGAAGTTGTAGAACTTATTGCTGATAATAAAGAAGTGACAGTTCTTTCACATAATTTGAATGATGGGGTTTCTGAATTTGTTCCTGTTGAAGCAGCAAAAATGACGAGACCTGATGCAGAACTTATTGAACTTGAAATTGAAACTTTACATGGAACAAAAACACTAAAGTTGACTCCAGATCATAAAGTTTTTTCAAAAAATCGTGGTTATATTCGGGCAGATGAATTGGATGAAAATGATGAACTGATTATTTCTGTGTAAACAATATTGAAATCTTTTGAAGAAATCTTTGTTTTTATAAATACTACAAGGATTTCTTCCAAAGGAGATGGAATATGTTTACAGTAAACGACATTGAAAAATTTAATAAATGGTTTTCAACATACAAAAAACAGAAAAATTCAAGGAATAATTTTTCTATTGGAAAAACTCAAAGAGAAATGTGGTTAGAACAGAATAAATGTCCAATAGAAGAAAAAATTGTTAAATTTTATAATAATGGTATTGGATATAAGAGACTGTGTAAAGAATTGAACATAAGTTATACTTCAAGTAGAAACTTGTTCAAGAAATTCGACAATATTAATGTCAGAACAGGGACTAATGTTGTTACTGACGAATTGCGTAAAATACGATCAGAAAATGTAAAAGGGGAGAAATCTCCATTTTATGATTGGCCGAAACTAAGACCTAATTTAATGAAGACTAATGGAAAATCTATACAAGGATTTTATGAAAGAAAACATGATAAAAAAAAGGTTTGGTTAAGGTCAACATACGAATATATCTTTGCAAAATGGATTGATTGTCAGAATATTATATGGTATATTGAGGAACAGTGTTTTGAATTAAAATCAGGTGAAAGATATAGACCAGATTTTTTTCTCTATGAAAATGATGTTTTAAAATCAATAGTAGAGGTAAAATCAAGATATTTTAATAAAGACAATAGAGAGTATAAATTTCACGAATTTAAAGAACAGTTTAACATAAATTGTATGTTAGTAACAGATATAAACAGGTTTATATCTGAAGACAGTAATTATCATAAGGAATTAAAAGAATGGAAACTATTACAGGAAAACTCAAATCAAAAAGAGTAGTAACAAACGAAGATACGTATGATATTCAAACAGAAAATAATAATTTTTACGCAAATGATGTTCTTGTTCACAATTCCGAAATTATTCTACGTCCATACCAATTCTGTAATCTTACAGAGGTTATTGCTCGTGCAGATGATACAGAAAATGATTTGATTGAAAAGGTAAAACTTGCAGCGATTCTTGGAACTATTCAATCTACTTTTACTAACTTTCCATATCTAAGAAAGATTTGGAAAAAGAATACTGAGGAAGAAAGATTGCTTGGTGTTTCTATTACTGGTATCTATGATTGTCCTTTATTGAATGATTACAAAGATCCATCATTACCAGGACGATTAGAGATGTTGCGTCAAGTTGCTATTGATACTAATAAAGAATTTGCTGAAATGTTAGGTATTCCACAATCTGCTTCTGTTACATGCGTCAAACCATCAGGCACAGTCTCTCAGTTAACAGATTCTGCTTCTGGTATTCACGCAAGACACGATCCATATTATTATCGTCGTGTTCGTAATGATAATAAAGACCCATTGACACAATTTCTTATTGATGCAGGTGTTCCAAATGAACCAGATGTAACTAAACCAAATGCAACTACTGTATTTACATTTCCAAAGAAAGCACCAGAAAGTGCATTATCAAGAGGTGATATTTCTGCAATTGATCATCTAGAACTTTGGTTGATGTATCAAAGACATTGGTGTGAACATAAACCTTCTGTTACTATTTCAGTAAAAGAAAATGAATGGCCAACAGTTGGAGCTTGGGTTTGGGAACATTTTGATGAAATGTCTGGTGTATCTTTCTTACCTCATGATGGTGGAACATATCGACAAGCACCATATGAAACAGTATCAGAGGAAAAGTATAATGAATTACTAGAAACTATGCCAGAAAGCTTTGATTGGACTTCATTCGAAGAGAATCAAGATAATGTGGAAGGAGCACAGACATTAGCTTGTACAGCAGATAACTGTGAAATCTAGAACTAAATAGGGGCAGAGAAATCTGCCCCTATTTTTTAGGAGAAATGTATGTCTACCTTAGTTACTAACTTACCCGCAATAGATGTTTGGGTTAGAAAAGAATATTTAAGAGACCATATAGATGGTCACGGTGAATTTGTTAAAGGAGTTTGGGTTTCTGCTAAATCTATTCCTGGAAGAGCATTTTATTTTGAAACATATTTACCAGAATATGGTGCATTGTTTGATAAGTTACCAATTAGTGCTTTTATTGTTAGAGAAAATGATAATGAAGTACCAACATTACCAAATCCAGATTTAGATTTGAAAAACTTACAATTTTGGAATTGTATGGATTGGGGGGTTGTTTCAATACATAAACAATTTATTGGTTCTATGGATTTTGAAGTAAATACTAAAAACTTTGGAACTATCAATGCCACATATATAGCAACATTAGATAACTATCATTCAATTAGTGACGAAGTAGATTGGTCTACATCAGAAAAACCTTCTGAACATAAAAGTTTTAATTTACTTGAATTAGAAAATGGTCAATTTTGTTTATATCCAAATAACAGAATGAGACTAATAGACATTAGTCTATCACCAGAGAAACTTTTGAAACCAGATTTTAAGGTTTCAAGTGTTTATTATTCTGTTGAAAATGAAAATAAATGGGGAAGATTAGGTGACACAGAAGATTATTTTTGGAAAACAGAAAAAGAAAAAGAGGAAATATGAAAGAACTTTTAAGAGAATTATTTTTAATAATGGAAGATAATATATCAGATTCTAAAGAGAGATATGACATTTATCAACAGTTTATTTCACATCTATTTGAAGTTGATAATGAAATTTTAGAATATCTTTTAGATAATAATGAAGAATTTTCTGATGCTTATCAAGATTATGTTGCTGAAATAGAGGCAGAAGAAGAGGAATAAATAATACCATTGATGAAAGGATGGTATTATGTGGTTATATAATAATAAAGATATTACTGAAGATGATATAAAAGGTTATGTTGGTTTTGTTTATCTAATTGAAAATTTAGACAATAATATGTACTATATTGGTAAGAAATCACTAAAAAAAACAAAAGTATATCAGAAGAATAAAAAGAAAAAAAGAATGCTTGTTGAATCGGATTGGAAAGACTATACTGGTTCTAACGACTTACTAAATGAACACATTGAATCTGGTAATAAAATAAGAAAAACAATAATCAGAATGTGTAGGAACAAAACTGAGATGAGTTATTATGAAGCAAAAGAACAATTTTCTCGTGATGTTCTGCTTGATAAAAACTCATATAACCAATGGATAATGGTGAGAGCAAGAAAGTCTAATTTAATGATTGACAAATAGAACTTACCTTGATATAATCTAACTACAATAGGAGATTTAAATGGAACATATCAAAATTGTAGTTAATAGTTCTGGTAAAGGTGATGAGTTATTTGTGTTATTTGAAAAACATACAAATAAGGTTATTTCTGTCAATCAGTATTATAGTATTATTGATAGAACTGAATCTATAACTCAAGATAATGGTTCCTATGGTAGTTTATTGAATATAGCAAGGAAAATTTTAGATGGTAAGTAATTTTATTCGTGTAATAGATTTTATGAATAACTTTGGTCAAGAAGTTAAATATAATCCAGAATTTCCAGATGAAAAAGTTCAGAAACTCAGGATTTCTCTTATTGAAGAAGAGTTAGAAGAGTTGAAAGAAGCAATGGGAAAAGAAGATATGGTTGGAGTTGCTGATGCTCTTACTGATATTCTTTATGTTACATATGGTGCAGGTGCTGCATTTGGCATTGACTTAGATAAATGTTTTGAAGAAGTTCATAGTAGCAATATGTCTAAGCTTGATAGGAATGGACATCCAATCTATCGTAACGACGGAAAGATTCTAAAAGGTCCAGATTATTTTGAACCTAATCTTGAAAAAATTATAGAAAATGGTATACAAAAATATTAGCAATTTACACAATGGAGGATATGACTTGTTATGAAAAATGTAGTTCTATATACAAAATCTGAATGTGTTTTTTGTAATAATGCAAAAGCACTACTAACAATGAATAATATCAAATATACAGAAAAAAATTTAGATAAAGATTTTACTCGTGAAGAAATCAAAGAAAAATATCCTACACAAAAAACTTTTCCTGTAGTTCTTATCAATGAAGAATTTATTGGTGGATATACTGAATTATTTGACCGTTTGCGAGGAAAAAATGAAGTCTAGTGAGATGTATATTAGACAACTTCTTCAAGATAATATTAATGAAATGAAACTTAAAATTAATAATACTAAAAAAAAGATTCAAGATTATAAAAAAGAAATAAAATTTCTGGAAAGTTTGATGAATGACTAAATTTGAATTATATTTCATTGAAAATATCATTCCAATTATTCTTATTGGTAATATGTTTTTATTCATTTCTTGGATGGTAGACGGTCTAGTATATACCCCTTTGATAGTTTCACATATCTTAGCAGTATTATATTGTGGTTATAAATTTTTGAATCGAGAAAAAGATGGATGAGTTTGAAGCACAAAAACAAATCTCTGCTGCCTATAATGAAGGTAAAAGAGATGGTATAAACGAAACTAATGAGTTGACAAAAATTCTTAAACAGTTTATTGTGGATGATGTTCATGAATGGACTGCAGATACTTGGGAAAAATTTGATAATTATATGGGAATATATAAAGAACATACAAAAAATACATCAAATGTGTATGATGATTTGCCATCGGATGTAGAACCACAAGGAGTCTATGAAATGAATGAAAACGGTATTCCAAAATGACTTTAATTAAAAATATTTTAATGTTTTTTGGTATTTTTACCTTGACAGTATTAATCTTAAATGGTATATTATTTCTAATATTTGCCATTTGTTATAACAATCCAATTTGTGGATAGGAGTAGAAAATGAACACTACAGGAAAAGTTTTGTTGACAATTGCAGCAGTTGCTGCTATTACTATTGCATTCGGTGTTTCTGCTGTAAGAGCAGGACCAAGTTTTGAATTGAATATTGGTCCTAAAGGATTTGATTTTAGGATTGATAAAAATGATAAACATTGGCAAAGATATCGTCGTAGACAAATTTGTCATCGTAGAGCAAGACGATATTGCTCACATTGGAGAGAAGAATATAAGCATTTTCGTGACAGATGGTATCTGAGGCAATATAAATCTTGTAAAAAAGATTATATGTGGATGTGTAGAAACACATGAAATATGAAGTGTATGTAACTTTAAGAAATGGTATTCTTGATAAAGCAGGTAATGCTGTTACCAAAGTCTTGAATGATAGATATGGTGGAGTAGAATCTGTTCGCATTGGTAAGATTATTCATATTGAATGTAATGAAAAAGATATTGATAAGATTGCCAAAGAAGTTACAAATGAAGTAATGGAAGATTATGAAATAAAGACGTGTAGCTCAATTGGTTAGAGTCATTCGCTCATAACGGATCGGTTGGGGGTTCAAGTCCCTCCACGTCTACCATGGTCTCCTAGCTCAATGGACAAAGCAACTGCCTTCTAAGCAGTAGGTTCCAGGTTCGAGTCCTGGGGAGATCGCCAATATAGGATATATTCAATGACAACATTTCTGATTATATATTCAATAATTGCATTAGTAACAACAGTATCATTGTTGTGTATTTTTACAGTTCATAATGGTTTATTTGTAACAACAAGAAACGAAGTTGTTAAAATTCAATTATGGGCTTGTGTTGGTCTTATTTTGATGGGAATATTTTGGCCAGTGTTTGCTATTCTTGTTTTCATTGGTTGGATTATGGATATGAGAAGATAATGGATGGTATAGTTACAAATCGTAAATATAAACAATTACTTTCACCAAACCCATTTGAAATAGAATACAAAAATGAAATTGTTGATGGTAAAAAACACGTTGTTGGATATATGAGTTGTAAAGAATGTGGTAGATATTTTGGTAAATCTTTATCAACAGATGAAATGGAAGATTGTCATAGTAATTGTATGGTCACAAAATCATTAACGATAACTGCTTGACATTTCCTTATAAAAATGTTATACATAGTATGTCAGTGAGTTACTGACATATTTTCTTGCTTAAACAAAGGAGAAACAAATGACTAAAAACGATCCACTATTTAAAGCTTTCACAGTTGGTTTTGATGAGATGTTTAATCGTGTTCAAAGCTTGAACACAGATTATTCAAAAGCAATGTATTCATTCCCTCCCTATAATATTGTTAAGTTAGACGAAAACAAATATAGGGTTGAAGTGGCAGTTGCTGGTTTCTATAAAAATGAATTGGAAGTTGAAGTGAAGGAAAATACTCTAGTTCTTTCTGGTAAATCTAAGAATGATGAATCAGAAAACTTTGTTCATAAGGGTATTGCCAATCGTGCATTCAAACGATCTTTTGAACTTGCTGATACTGTAGAAGTTCAAAGTTCGGAATTAACTAATGGTATGTTGAAGGTATTTTTAGAAAACATTATTCCAGAAAGTCGTAAACCTAAAAAGGTTGACATTACTGAACCTGTTCCTGAAAAGGAATAGATATATTCTATAAATAGTTAATAGTGAAGAACCTTATTGCCTTTGTAATAAGGTTCTTTTTTTATCAAACGAAAGGTATTAATATGTCTGATATCAAAGAAGGATGGAAGTGTCCTGTTTGTAAGAAAGTATTTGCACCAACACAGAAAATGTGTAAAAAATGTTCCAAAGTAGAATCTACAAATAATCCTGAAGATTCTAAAATATTTCTACAAGATTAATATTGACAAAAGGAATAAAGTAATGTATGATGATAGAGTAAAGTTAACGAATATAAAAATAGTACCTGAAGAAACCATCATACAATGTGCAAAAGATCTTTCCAATGAACAAAGAAATACTTTTGAGGATTTGCTAGATGAAGCATATTATTTTAGGATGGTAGGACTTTCACCTGTTTTTATTACTACATCTAATATGAAGAATTTATTTGTAACTTCTAAAGAAAAACTTAGAAAAGAATATCACTAGAAAGATCTAAATGTCCAAATTCTATACGAATGTTTTCTCTCGGGGGAACAAGGTTTACGTTCGTGGATATGAGAACGGTAAAGCATTTCAAAAATATGAATATTATAAACCATATTTGTTTGTTGATGACAAGGATGGTAACTATAAAACTGTAGATAAAAAACCAGCTTCAAAGATAATGTTTAACAGCATTTCTGAAGCAAGAGAATTTGTCAGCAAATATAAAGATATACAAAATTTCAACTATTATGGGTTGGAGAATTTTCAGTATTTATATATCTATGATAATTATTCTGGTGATGTGCAATATGATCCATCAAAGATGTCTGTTGTATCTCTTGATATTGAATGTATTGCCGATCAAGGATTTCCAGATATACAACTAGCAGATAAAGAAATAACTGCCATCACCATCAGAAAGAATAAATTGAATTTGGTGTTTGGCTGTGGTGAGTTTGTAACTGATGATCCCAACACAAAATACTTTAGATGTAAAGATGAGAAAGAACTTCTTTATAAGTTTGTTGATATTTGGAATCGTCCTTTTGTTAAACCAGATATTATAACTGGTTGGAACATAGAGTTTTTTGATATTCCATATCTAATAAACCGTATTCGTAATATCTGTGGTGAAGATCTTGCAAAGAATTTGTCTCCTTGGAGAATGATTAATGAAGGCAAGGTTCATTACAAAGGCAAAGAGAATCAAAATTTTGTTCTGGTGGGAATATCAACACTTGATTATTACCAGTTATATCGTAAGTTTACTTTTGGTAATCAGGAGAGTTATAAACTTGACTATATTGCATCAGTAGAACTTGGTGAGAAGAAAATTGATTATTCTGAATATGGTTCTTTGTTAGAATTGTATAAGAATAATTTTCAAAAGTTTATTGAATATAATATTCACGATGTTGTTCTTGTTGATAGGTTGGAAGAAAAACTTAAGTTTATTGAACAAGTAATGGCACTTGCATATGATGCAAAAGTAAACTTTGTTGATACTCTTACAACAGTTCGACCTTGGGATGTTATTATTCACAACTACCTATTGGATAGAAAAACAGTTGTACCTAAACTTGTCATAAAAGATAATAATGAAAGTTTGGTTGGTGGTTTTGTGAAAGATCCAAAAGTTGGTATGAGTGAATGGGTTGTATCTTTTGATGTCAACAGTATGTATCCAAATTGTATTATTCAGAATAATATAGGTCCTGAAACAAGAGTAACAAAAAAAGATTTACTTAGTATGTTAAGTGAGTGAATTCTATAAATAGATTAGGATAATAACCACATTTATAGAAAGATTTTAATATGAAAGAATGTTTTGTTTATGGGTTGTACGACCCAAATACAAATGAAATTTTTTATGTAGGAAAAGGATCAGGATATAGAGATAAGTGTCACTTAAAACCTAGTTCTTGGCAAGAACCAAAAAAAACTTGTAATCCTTTTCTTTATTATAAAATAAAAAATCTAATGGAAAATAATACACCACCTGAAACAAAAAAATTAAAAGAAAATTTATCTGAGGAAGAAGCATATCAATATGAAAATGAACTTATAAAAAAGCATGGAAGAAGGTTTTCTGAAGAAAATGGGAAACTTTTTAATATATCAGAATATAAAGGGGGTTCTAACATTGGTATCTCTAAACCATGGACAGATGAAAGATTAAAAAAACATATTGAGCAATCAAGAAAAAAAAGAAAGTATGATCCAGAATATGAAGAACTTTATGATGATTACATAATTCAAAGAAAAACTAGAAAGGAAATAGCAAAAGAAAATGGATGTAGTGAAGTTTTAGTAAAAAAAAGATTATCTGAATTAGGAATATTTAAACCAAAAGAAAAACAATATCCAAAAAAGAGAAAATTTTCTTGTAAAAAATGTCAAAAGATGATATATGTACCAAAATCATGTAATACTAAAAAATATTGTTCTAGAAATTGTTATTTAGAGGATAGATATGGATAAAAAAGAGGCAATAGAATTCTTACTACAGAATATGTCAGAAAATTCTGTTGTCAATGGTGTTACCCCAGAAAGTATATTGAAAAATGATATAGATCCTAGAATATTAGATGCCTGTAAAATATTAAATTTTACGATTACTGCCAATGGAACTTTATATAAAAATGAAAAACAAAGTTTTTTTGGTGAAATAGTTCAAAAAATGTATAACAGTCGTCAAAAATATAAACAAGAAATGATTGAAGCAAAGAAGAAATTTGAAATTTCTAAATCTGTTAAAGATTTAAATGATGTTTCTAAGTTACACAATCTTCAACTGGCAAAAAAAATTCAATTAAATTCTTTGTATGGTGCTATTGCAAATGTTTATTGTAGATGGCACAATTTTCATCACGCAGAATCTATTACTAAGTCTGGGCAACTTTCTATTCGTTGGATTGAAAAACGAATGAATGAGTTTATGAATAAAATGTTAAAGACTGATAATGTTGACTATGTTATAGCATCTGATACAGACTCAATCTATATTGAAATGAAAGAACTTGTAAAACGAATTGATGTAAATGATGATGTCAAGATTGTGTCAGCAATAGATCAATTTTGTGAGCAGAAGATTCAACCATATCTTGACAAATGTTATCAAGAACTTGCTGATTATATGAATGTATATCAGCAGAAGATGTTTATGAAACGTGAAACTATTGCTAATAAAGGCATTTGGAAAGCAAAGAAGATGTATATTCTAAATGCTTGGAATGTTGAAGGTGTTCAATATGATTCACCTAAGTTAAAAATGCAGGGTATTGAAGCAGTTCGTTCATCAACACCACAGGTTTGTAGAGAATATATTCGCAAAGCACTTGAGATTATTATGAATGAAAGCGAAATATCTTTACAAAACTATATCTCACAAATAAGAGAAGAGTATAAAAATCTTCCATTTGACGATATTGCTTTTCCTCGTGGAGCAAATAATGTTGACAAATATTATGATAGAAGTCGCATATATGTGAAAGGAACACCCATTCACATTAAAGCATCTTTGTTGTATAATAATTTGCTGAAAAAGTATGGATTGAGAAATCTACAACCAATAATGAGTGGTGATAAAATTAAGTATTGTTATTTAAAACTACCAAATAAAATACAAGACACCGTAATTTCTAACCTAGATAATTTGCCTGATGAGTTGGGATTAAACCAATATATTGATTATGAAAAACAATTCGATAAATCTTTTATAGAACCACTAAAATCTATTACAAGTATTATTAGGTGGGATTATGAGAAGAAACTAACATTGGAGGATTTTTTTAATGTCTGATGAAGATATCTATGATTTCGGTTTTAGTTTAATGTCTGAAGATGAAATCAAAATAGAAGAAGAGAAACTTAAAAAAGTAGTTGAGAATGAATCGCATAAACTGAATAAAGTAAGAGAAATGATTATGCCGCTTCTCAAAAATTTAATGAAAGAACCACAAAAGGAATATATTTATTGGCCGGATAGAAAAGAAAGAGTAGAACTTTTTATAAAAGAATTAGATAAGTTTATAGATTCACATTGACTGGAGAAAGATATGAGTTTAAAAGACAGGTTGATAAAAAATTCAACTATTGATTACACATCTACCCTTACAGAAAGTAAGATTTACACTAAAAAAGATATGATTCAAACCTCAGTGCCTATGATTAATGTGGCACTTGGTGGTTCTATTGATGGCGGTTTAACTCCTGGTTTAACAATGTTAGCTGGGCCGTCGAAACATTTCAAGACTGGGTTTTCTTTGCTATTAGCATCTGCTTTTCTAAAAAAGTATGAGGATGGTGTTGTTTTATTTTATGATTCAGAGTTTGGAACACCGCAATCATACTTTGAAACATTTGGTATCGATTTGGATTCAGTAATCCATACACCAATCACAGATGTTGAAGAACTAAAACATGATATTATGAAACAGATGAAGGATATTGAACGAGGGGATAAGGTTTTTATTCTTGTAGATTCAATTGGCAATCTTGCTTCAAAGAAAGAAGTTGAAGACGCTCTAGATGGTAAATCTGTTGCTGATATGACAAGAGCAAAACAATTAAAATCTTTGTTTCGTATGGTAACACCACATCTATCATTGAAAGATATTCCAATGACAGTTGTCAATCATACTTATAAAGAAATTGGAATGTTTCCAAAAGATATCGTTGGTGGTGGTACAGGAAGTTATTATTCAGCAGACAATATTTGGATTCTTGGAAGACAACAAGATAAAGATGGTTCTGAGATAGCAGGTTATCATTTCATTATCAATATTGAAAAATCTCGTTATGTAAAAGAAAAGAGTAAAATTCCCATTACTATTTCTTGGGAAGGTGGTATTAATAAATGGTCAGGTTTGTTTGATGTTGCACTTGAAGGAGAATATATTGTAAAACCAAAGAATGGATGGTATGCTCTTGTAGATAGAGAAACTGGAGAAATTCAGGAACCTAATATGAGAGCAAAAGATATTGTGAATAATAAAGAACTTTGGATGAAAATGTTCAAAGAGACAGATTTTTCACAATATATTGAGAAGAAACATAAAGTTGGTTTTTCTAATATTATAGAGAAAGATGAAGTAGAATGAGCATAGAAAGAGTTATTTTTGATAACTTAATCTTTTGATAAAATGAAAGAATAAATGGAAGAGACATGAACATTGATAACATTTTCGTGAACATCTTGGCTCATGATGAACTGAATGTTGATAATACTAATATACTTGATTTTTGTGAAAAACTGCCAAATAATGATTCTGGAAGACAGGTCTCAAATGAAGGCGGATATCAAAGTAATATTTTTGATATGTCAACAACCGAATCTTTACTCGAATTACATAAAAAAATCACAGAACATGTAAATTGGTTACATGATTATATGGGATTAAAAACTTCACTCAAGAAAACCGTAGACCAATGTTGGGTAAATATAAATCCTCCTGGAACTCACAATTCGATGCATACTCATAATGGAGGTGTATTTACAGGAATCTATTATGTTAAGGTTCCAGAGCACTCAGGCAATCTTCAAATGATTACACCGATTGCACCTTTTGATTTCGTCATGAAAGGCGAATACATTGATGTTCCAAACCAATTCAACAATTCTAACATCTTGGTTCAACCGAAAGAGAAACATTTATACATTTTTCCTTGTTGGATTTCCCATCAAGTTCAAACTAATCTGTCAAATGAAACAAGAATCAGTATTGCGTTCGATATTGACATTAGTTAAGAAAGGTAATACTAAATGAGCATAGAAAGAGTTATTTTTGATAACTTAATCTTTAATGAGACTTATGGAAGAAAAGTAATTCC